TGCCCGCGTTACGGTTGCCCGCGTTACGGTTGCCCGCGTTACGGTTGCCCGCGTTACGGTTGCCCGCGTTACGGTTGCCCGCGTTACGGTTGCCCGTGTTAGCGTCTTTAGCCATCAGTCTCTCCCTTCAAAATCATAAAATTGCACTGAGTCACCGCACCGAACGGCTGTGCGTGATGCCTGCCTGTTTGCTTCTGCAACGGCCTCTTTGACGTCCGTCTCGGTTTGCGTATTGGATTACACCGCGCCCCATAAGAAAGGCATCCAACGCCTTCTGCATCTCGTCAAGGCTTGACTGCAATGCATCGTTAGAATCTTTCAGTCTTTTGGTAAGCTCATCCATAAATTCTCCTACAGCCTTGTTGAGCTATAGTATAGGCGTAAATAATTGTCATTATCGCGCTCATATTCATCTTCCTGCGCTTCTTCTTCTGCCTGTTCAATGCGCTGCTTTTCACCGCTGGCATAGTTAATGGCATCCTGCATGGCTTCGCATGGCGTGTCAAAGTCTCCGCCTTCTTCTGTGTCGTTAATATCTGACGGGTTTTTAAGCACCCATGACCAGCCAGCATCATACTCGGTTACATAAAACTGAAATTCCGAACCTAGAACGCCCTTATATATTACAGGCTGTACTGTGAAATCGTATTCTCCGTTGGCCATGTGCATTCCTTTCTTGTTGACTTATTGGTGATATGTATGGCACAGTTCAAAAGACAGCGCAATAGAAAAAACGTATAAAGATAGAACAAAATTATCATGCTTATAGAAAACAACGACTTAATCACGGCAAAAGAGCTGGCAGACCTCAAGGGGGTAACCCGAAAGACCGTTTACAAATGGTTAAGTGAGGGTATAGCACCAGCTCACAAGATGTACCTTGGTATGCACTTTTTTGAACGGGAAGCGGCTGTAGCGTTTAACGCGCCAACCAGAGGGAGAAAGAAAAGTGACTGATCAGGAACGAATTGAAGATTTAGAAGCCGAGATGAAAGAGGTCTTGAAGCGCCTGTATGATATTGAGCGCAGGCTTAACCGCCATGACCGAAAACTGGACAGCCACACAAAGCTACATAGGAACGAAGAGGCGTGACTGAGCCGCCAAAAACACCCCCTCCCATCACCTACTGCCCGCCAGCTTATGCTGATGGACTTGGCCAAAGATACACGGTGAAACCAACCAAGAAGCCAAAAAATGACAATCGTTAAAAAGCCGCTGCCCCCAAGGTGGACTAAAGAAACCACGCGCATCATGAGACACCTTCATGATAGCGGCAAAACTCCACAGCAAATCGCGTACACGCTTGGTTTTGTGGAGGCAACTGTCAGGACGCGTATGGCAAAGGAAGGTCTTGTTCCCAACAGCAAGCCCCTTGGTGGGCGTGGGCTGTATGAGAAACAGTACAGGATGGCAAAGGAAAAGCCAGACCCTCTAAGGCTAGCGAAATGGGCGTTTAACGCGGAGTTTGACCGCGAGAAGATGACCCTGCATGGAAACCCTATAAAGTTTCATGAGCTGATGAGGGAAACCAACAGGCGGCTGAAGGCGCTTGACATGGAACAGTGGAGCGTTGACCCGTCCTGCTTGGTTTAACCACAGCGGGTGGATTATTCATAAATCCAGCTTTTCCTGCTCCGCTTTTGCTACTGGCTCAATGAGCAAATCCGGCTGCTTGTAGGCTTCCTCAATACGGCGGCAGGCTATGTCGAAATATTCAGGTTCGCGCTCGATGCCTATGAATTTACGTCCCATCTTGGCGCAAGCAACGCCTGTAGTTCCGCTGCCAAGGTAGCAATCGAGTATGGTTAATTTTAAGTCAACGAAGCCCAAACACCATTCCATCAATTTAATCGGTTTTTGTGTAGGGTGCTGTCTCACATTAGCACCCTGCTCGCTATGACGTAGCGCACCCGCCCATAAATGCCTAAATCCTTTAGCGCATGTAATTGTGTTTGTATAAGCTATTTCCATTTCAGAAAATGTATCATTCCAGCCATTTTGACATTTTTTATCCCATACAAGAATCCCCGCAGATGAACCTAAAACATCCGATAGGTGATTAGCCCCCCATACTATCCATTCATCACAATGCATTTTAATTTCCCCCCATTGCTCCTTACTCATTCCTGTTTTATCCCAATCAGAGACACCGTAATCTTTTGGCGATACAACACCTGAGCCGCCTATAGTGCCTGAGCCGCCTATATTAATACCGTAAGGAGGGTCTATAACTGCAGCTAACCTCAATCCAAGCGTTGGCATAATATCCATGCAATCGCCAAGATATAATTCGCAATTACCTATTATTTTTGTCGGCTTCATAAAACTCATATGCTAGTTGTTTGACATAATCGGAATCCGCAAACCGCCCCTCAAGCATGGCGATAAAGCCAGCCTGAAGGGCGGATTTATGAAACCCCTCTATTAAAAAGGGATATCATCCCCTTCAACAACCTTATCTACTGGTTGTTTGGATTGTATGTCGCGCTTTACATATCCCTTAACCACATTCTTTGGCGTAGGGTATTCTGTTGTGCCGTCCTGCTTGCCAATGGTGAGCTTGCCCGTTTTGTTCAGGAAGTCTTCAGCCACAAGATTGCCGCTTTCATATACAGCAATCATATTGCTTGCGTCACAGGCATGGCGCAACTTACGCTCACCATAATTACTACCAAGCGCAATATAATCCGTAATGGTGCGCTGGCCGCCTTCATTGTCAAAAATATGCAGACCAAGCACGTACATATCATTGCCAGCCTTGCTTATCTTTTCTTCTGCTGAAAAAATCTCATAATCATAGATGCCGTCAGCAAGCAGCCCTTCTTCAGCAAGCTGTTCTTCGGATTTTGGTGTATAGCCCATAGTTATTCTCCTTTGATTTTAGATTTAAGATGGTTAATAACGCCTACTACCTTTTCCGCTTCCATTTCTGGCATCATATCAAGGTTGCTGGCTATCCACTTATCTTTAGTGGAATCTGTGAGCTTGATATTCTCAAGCAGTTTATGAACTTCCGCCACCTGTTCCGGCGTAGCTATAACAACGGGTTTAGCATCCGTTTCCATGATATCCTTGCCATAACGCTTGGCAAATTCTGCATAGTTCCATTCAAAGCTGGAGCCATCAGGAAATCCTGTCAGGCGGGTTTTCTTCACCAATGCCTTGCGGGTATCGCCCTGCTTTACAATCTGCAATAACAAATGCAGATCATGACCTAGCTTGTCCTGTGCGTCCGGCATTACGCCAACCTGCTCACCCTTCAGCCATTCAGATTTTTCATGCGTAACCAGTATTACATTCATATCCAGCTTTTCTACCCAGTACATAAGACGGGCAGACAGCTTAACCGCTGGCTTTTTAGACGCGCCAAAAGCATCTTTATCACCAAGGCGTTCGGCTTCTTTCACAATCTCTGAATTAAAGAGTTTTGACAGGCTGTCAATTACCAGCGTCTTGTATGGGTGTTTTTCAGTAGCCAAAGCCTTCACCTGTTCAATCACACCATCAAAGTTATCAGCGCCCTGTTCTAAACCAAGGTATACACCACCAGCCCTGTGCAGCTTCTCTATGTAATGCGGTAAATTCGCGCCACCCTCGCTGTCAATATAATAACACGCAGGAAAATCAAGCAGCCCCCACGTTTTACCAACGCCGTATTTACCCATCACGGCTATCTTTGGTTTGCTCGGTGCAGCTTCTTTTGGTTTAATCGCTTTAAGTTTGGACATATTGCCTCCTGTTGTTGTGGTTAAAATAAAAATAACCTAAATAAAATATCTTGCAATGTCTACAAATATTTTGTTACATATTATAAATATTTTACACAAAGGGGGCTACATGACACTTCACGAATGGCGCGAAAGTAAGGGCTGGTCTAAGACTCACCTTGCTAGGCTACTTACAAAAAAGCTAGGGTTTCAAATTACATCACAGAATATTTATAGCTGGGAGCATAGTTCTATGCCGGCGCATGATATTGGTGTGGCCATTGATGAGCTGGCAGAAAATCAAATTGAATGGGAAAGATAATGCGCGACAAAACAGAGTTTAAACTGCACCGCGCCATAATGTATTACCTCATGGGTGAAAACCCAGCTTTCCATCACTTGTTTGCTACCACTATATATCAAGGCCGCGATGCCAAAGACGGATTCTTTTTAAAGATGCTTGGGGTGCAGGCTGGAATGCCCGATATTGTAGCTTGGTATAAAGGCGGGTGTTCATTTATCGAGGTTAAAACCATTTCCGGCCGCCAGTCATCAGCACAAAAGAAAGTCCAAGGCCGTGTGCAGGCGCTTGGGTTTCCTTATGTTCTGGTGCGTTCCGTACAGGATGTACACGACCATTTACTAAAACAGGGATTAAGACCAATGCATAAACCAACAGAACCAGACCTGAGATCGGATGCCCAAAAGAAAAAGGATGCCTTTGACTTTTATAAAAGGTGCTAACCATGTCGGCAGTGTCCATAGAAGAGTTCAATAGCTGGTCTGAAGAGCAAAAACAGGCATACAGGGAGGCTGAAAACGCCCGTTTGGATGCCCTTTTACTAGAACAGGAGGCAGAGGATGCCGAGCTGGCTGGAAGCCCTTGGTTTGAAGCTCCTGTTAAAACCATCCCCGCTTTTACTTTTGGTGAGCTGCTAAAAGATAAAACCCCCATACCGCAGGATATCATCTATCCCCGCGTATTAACGCCAAGCGGAATGCTTGTTTTCGGGGGCGCCCCCAAAGTGGGTAAGTCGGATTTTCTGCTTTCTTGGCTGGCTCATATGGCCGCCGGATTGCCATTTATGGGTATGTACCCACCCCACCCCCTTAAAATATTCTACCTGCAAGCAGAAGTTCAGTATCACTATCTGAGGGAGCGTGTAAAAGCGATTGATATAAACCGTGACTGCCTCTCTATTGTTGAAGAGAATCTTATTATTACCCCGCAAATCAGGATGCTTCTGGATAAAGATGGCGTTGAAACTATTGGCAACACCATAAAACAGCACTTTGTTCCCGATATTATCGTAATCGACCCCATAGCTAATGTTTATGACCAAGAGTCTGAAAACGATAACGCCCAGATGATGACATTTCTTAGCCAGCGGGTTGAGGCTTTACGCGATTACGCAAAGCCAGAAACCAGCTTTATGCTTGTCCACCATACTAAAAAGATTGCCAAGGATGAGCTAATTAAAGACCCCTTCCAGATGTTTAGTGGGGCTAGCTCCATAAGGCGCTATTATACGACTGGTATGGTTATGTACAGGCCGGATGAAGATGTAAGTGAGTGTGTGCTTACTTCTGAATTGCGTAATGGCGCTAAACTTCCCAATATCCATGTGGACAAAATAGAAGGCCGCTGGTGCAAGGTACAGGAAACCCAAACACGTATAGGTGATGAAAGAAATCGGCGCGTAAATGTGCTTATCTCTGCCCTTGCTGAGTCTGATGAAAGACATACTATAAATAGCTTCTCAAATTTCATGGCTAATAAAAATGGCCTTGGCTCTTATAAATCTGTTTCAAGACTTCTTAACGAAATGGCAGCACAGGAAGATGGTGTTTGCCTGATTCGTGACCAGAATAACAAGATGGTTTTAAGGCTTCTTTAGTTGCACCGATAGGGCTTCTCTAAAATAAATATTCGCGTTAAAAGTTGGACACCGCATTGTTGGACAGTGTCCAACTTTTCATTTTGTCCAACTTTTATTGTTATTTATCATATATATAAAGTTGGACACGCCAAAAAGTTGGACAAAGCATAAATGTTTGATTTTTCTCTTGATTAGTTGGACACTTTGGGGTAAGCTCCCTCAGGAGCTTAACCCCTGAGGGGGTTAGCTGAGTGGGAGCTACTACATTTCCATGTGTACTGTAAGTTGAGTGAAAATACATGCCATATGCGCTGCACAAGCGCATTAGACTTATAGCCGTAGAGAGGCTTTTAATTGAGGCGCTTTACAAACAGGAAGAAAAGCAGTAAGGATTAATTACACAAGACCTACTTTGTTAGGGGCTGGTTTTCCCTCCTGTTTCCAGCCCCATTTTTTAGAGGTATTTATGGGCAAAAACGACGTTAACTATATCAAAGATTTGAATCTTGATAGTGCAAAGAAAAATGGCACACCGTTATTGCGTAAAATCATATCCGTTTTTGATGAACTTGATGGAGTAAAGAAAATATGGGGCCACGATAAAGAAAATATAGGGTTTGTTGTGACCCACAAGGGAAAGCAGTCACACGTTTCCATCTCACATTATGAAGAGCTGGCCTTTAGGCACAAAGAAGAGAAAGAACGTCATGGCTTATGGATGGAGCGGGCTAATAATGCAAGGACAGCATTATTAAAATAGACAATTAACAAAAAATACATGTATAATTAACAAATGGTTTTTATAAACTACTGAAAGTTAAGGAATGTCTTTAAGGGGAAAGAAAAGCAACAACCCAAATGGCCGCCCAAAGGGTAAGCCAAACAAGAAAACTAGAGAGTTTAAGGAGGCTATTAACAACTTTTTGGAGTATGCTGCCCCAAAAATGGTAGAATGGCTTAATGAAATAGATGACCCATCTAAAAGGCTGGATCATGTAGCAAAAATGGCCGAGTATGCGTTTCCTAAACTTGCAAGAACTGAAATGTCTGGTTCTGTTGAAAACACTCATAGGCTATCAAGTACTGACAAAGAGATATTAAAATCCCTTGACGTGAATGTCATAGATGATTGATATACCTGAAAGCCGCGCTATCGCAATAGCAACAGGGCTTTATCGCAATAGTTTCCCTGCCTTTGTTAGAAGGGTATTCCACACGGTTTCACCATCTCACAAGTATGTTCATGGTTGGCATATTGACGCTATTTGTGAATATTTAAACGCTTGTGAGAATGGGCAAATAAGCAATCTAGTAATCAATATACCACCTAGATGCATGAAAACTATTACCGTAAGTGTGGCTTGGTCTGCTTGGTTACTTGGTCATAATCCTTCGAGGCAAATCATTGGCGCATCATATTCGCAAAATTTAGCACTTAAAGATAACATCAATGTGCGCATGATTCTTGAGTCTGATTGGTATCGTGATTGTTTCCCAGACATTGAAATAGCAAGCGATCAAAACGAGAAAAGAAAGTTTACAACAACCGGAAGAGGTCACAGGATAGCTACGTCTGTTGGTGGCACGCTGACTGGTGAGGGTGGTGACTTTCTTATACTTGATGATCCGCTAAAGCCAGACGAAGCGTTGTCTGACACTATGAGAAACAAAACAAACGATTGGATTGATACTGTTTTTATGACACGTAAGAACGACCCTAAAACTGGCGTTGGTGTGCTTGTTATGCAAAGGCTACATGAGGAGGATGCATCCGGTCATTTAATAGAAAGAGGTTGGCAAAGCCTCAACTTGCCTGCTGAATTTGTTAGGCGAACAGTAGTTGCTATTAATAATAAGCGATGGGAGGCAAGCAAGGGCGATCTGCTTATGCCTGAGCGCCTTGGGCGCGATGAGCTTAGGCAAATACATATTGATGTTGGTGGCTATGGCTATGCAGCACAATATTTGCAGAACCCAGCGCCCGTTGGTGGTGGCCTGATTAAAAAGAATTGGATGCGATACTATCCAGAAAGACCTTTGGCATTTAATAAAATTATTCACAGCTGGGACACAGCAAGCAAAGAAGGCGTTTTAAATGATTATAGTGTTTGCACTGTATGGGGCGTAAAATCTGATGGTTACTATTTGCTTGATGTTATATGTCAGCGCATGGAGTTTCCTGATCTGAAACGCAAAGTACAAGAAATGGCAGAGCGTGATAAGCCTGATTGGATTTTGATTGAGGATAAGGCCAGCGGGCAAGCATTGCTGCAAGAGTTGCGACAATCCTCTATGTTGCCACTTATACCAATTATCCCAAAAAGCGACAAAGTGACACGATTGAGTATGGTATCTGTTGAGTTTGAAACAGGGAATGTGGTGCTGCCAGAGTACTCACATTGGCTAGATGATTATGTTAATCAGTTGATGCTGTTTCCCAATGCCAAGCATGACGATATGGTTGATAGTACAAGTCAGTTTCTTGCATGGGCAAAAGAGCGTAATATTAAGGGGGTTATTGGAGCAAGACCTATAACTCATGATTACATGGGGATGCCCACCTTTAACACAATGGTTGGCAGCAAGAATAGCCGGATACCACAACGTATAGCATAATATACATTGCAGATATGTAAAATTAGTGTTAAATAGGGATATATGATCGAGCCGCGCGATAAGAATAGCTATGATGCCAAAACCTACATTTACTGGAAAAACCAGATTGAGGCGGCATGTGATGACCGTGAGAAGTTCGACAATACTGGCAGGAAGATAGTCAGCCGCTATCGTGGCGATGACAGATTGCCAAGCGAACGCCGTTATAACATCATGTACTCTAACACGGACACACTCGAGCCGGTGGTTTATGCCAAGACCCCAAAGGCAGAGGTGCGGTCAAATGATTCCAAGGACATTGCTTCGCGTAATGGAGCGAAAATGATCGAGCTTGCTGTTGACTATTACGTTAACAATAGCTCCTTTGACCAGAAGGCGCGCAAGGCCATTAAGGACTTTCTTCTGCCGGGAATGGGGGTTATTCGCCCTAAATACAAGCCGCTCATGATTGAAAACGATGACCTTAGCGAAGTTGTCTATGAAGCCATAGATTTTGATTATGTATACTGGGAGGACTTTCTCTTTCCAGACGTTGCAGAATGGGAGTCTATGCCTTGGGTTGCCTTCCGCACCTATATGACATTTGACGAGGCTGCGGATATGTTTGGCGTAGATAAGGCCAACATGCTTAAATATGAGCCGCGCGCAACCAAGGATAATAAGTACAAGAAGAAAAACGACTCCGCGCTGATGATGTGCGAGGTGTGGGAAATTTGGGACAAACACAACCAAGAGCAGTTATTCTGGGCCTCAAGCATGACCAAGGCTCCTTTGGATATTCAGGATGACCCGCTTCAATTAGATGGGTTCTTTCCTGTCCCCAAGCCGCTGATGGCTATAGAAACCAGCGATACGGCTTTACCAGTGCCGTTTTATACCATGTACGAAGATCAGGCAATAGAGCTGGATATTATAAATAGCCGCATTTACCACATGCTTGACAACATGCGCCGACGCGGGTTTTATGATTCGGCCATTGATGATCTTGGCAACATTAACGACATGCAGGACGGTGATTTCTGGCCTGTTAAGAACTGGACGGACTTTACCTCTAAGGGCGGCTTAGCGGGTGTAATGCAGACCGAGGATATCACTGGTTACGCCAACATCCTTACGGTGCTTGAGCAGAGCAGGCAGCAAATACTAAACGATATATTCCAACTTATTGGCATTAGCGACATACGCCGCGCCCAGACTGACCCCAGAGAAACATTGGGGGCGCAGAAACTTAAATCCAGATATGGCACAATACGCATCAGCACCTACCAGAAGAAGGTTGCCGAGTACATGCGTGATTTGCTCAGAATAACTGGCAACATCATTGTTACCCAGTTTGACCCACAGGCTTTATCCATCGTCACCAACATGCCTCTTAAGACAGAGATGGAGACTGACGAGCAGGGACAGTCTACGGGCAAGGTTAAGCATGTCGGCGTTGAGGACTTGCTAAAGAACCTGCGGGAGCAGGAGCCAATCAGCATAACTGTTGATATCCAAACCGACTCGACAATACTTGATGATGATGAGGAAGAAAGGGCTGCGCTAACTGAGGCTATTACGGCTATGGCGCAGTATGTAGAGATTGCCCCGTCCTTATCGCAGGGCATTGGGCCGGAGGCAGCCGCAAAGGTCGGCATGGAGATTATTGAGCGGTTTAAACTTGGCCGTCATATTCAACAGGAAGTACAGGACCACTTAGATTTTATGCTGGCCAACCCGCCTGAGGCGAAGCCAAGACCAGAAGAGATATTAGCGCAGGCAGAGCTACAGCGTGAGGAAATGCGTTCACGTGTGGAGATGGAGAAGATGCGTATTGAGGCGCAGTTAGACTTGGCAAAGATACAGCTTCAGCAGCAGGAAAACATGCTTAAGGCGCGTGAAATAGGCGTGGATGCGGAGTTTAAGCGGGACAAGATTAACATTGAAGCGATTAATGCCGCCATTAAAGCCGATGCGACTAGGGCAGAGGCGAACAGCAAGGGCAATGAATTTGTAGGCGTCTAATGGTTTACAAGATTAACGGAAGGGAAGTAACCAAAGAAGAGTTCCAAGCATGGAAGCCTGCTGGATGGAAACCGCTTGAGCCGGGTGACAGGGTAACAGTCATGGGTGCCGAGGCTTTTAAGGAATTTATCAGCCCTATTGACGGCAAGGCAATAACCAGTAAGGCTGCCCTTCGTGACCACAATGTTAAGCATGACGTAGTACAAGTGGGCAATGATTACACCAAAAAGGGCAATCAAGGGCTGACAAGGGAAGAATCCATTAACAAGCAAAAGGGCAATGCAAATGATGACACAGGAATCTGAAGTAGTACAACCAAAGAGTACAACAATCAGGGAAGAATTGACGGCAGCTCTTGAGTCGGCATCGCAGCCGGATATGACTGAACCGGATGATGTTGAGGTTGTAACCGAGCAGGAAACCGAAACCGAAACCGAAATTGAGGAAACTGACGAGATTGCCCAAAAGGTAGAAGAAGAATACCCCCTTATACCAAAGGATATGTCTGAAGATGAGCGCGGCGTATTGCAGGCGCTTCTGGATTCAGAGGATGAGGATAAGCAGCTTGCAGCACAAATATTGATAGAGCGCTACAACAACCTGAAGAGGGGGTTTTATGCCAAGTCCAAGGAATTTGCTGAGAAAACCAAGGCAATGGATGATATCAATCAGGTATTTCAGCCCTTTGAGTCTATGATGCAGCAGAGCGGCATCAGCAAGGCGCAGTATATGCAGAACATGATTCAGTGGGAGCAGGCGCTGCACTCAAAGCCGGTTGATACAGTCCGCATGATTATGGAAAAATTTGGAGTAAAGCCAGAGCAGATCATGCCGGTTGATAAAGATTTTGACTTTGATCAAGAATACGGTAATAATGATAACAAAGAAATAACTCAGCTAAAATCTGAGTTACAAGAATTGCGTGGTCAAGTTGCCAACCAGCCCGTGCAGGCGCAGCTTCAGCAATTCGAGAATGCCACCGACCCTTCAACGGGTGAATTAAAGCACCCGTTGTTTAAGGAGGTAGCGCCCCTGATGGGTACACTCATTCAAACAGGCAAGGCCAAGACCCTAGAGGAAGCATATTCCAAGGCAATCAAGGTAGCCACCAACGAATCTAGTGAACCGGAACCAAATGCAGTTGATGTCGGAAAGCTGAAGCAGAAGATCGCTCAGGCTAGGAAAGCATCTAAAGCTGTTAATAACAAGGGTGGTTCCCGCGTTGACTACAGCAAGATGTCTATCCGAGAAGAGTTAGCTGCAAGGATGCAACAATCTTAACTCTAGAAGGATGACAAAATGACAGCTCCTAATCTGTCGGAGATTATCTCCACTACCCTTCGCAACCGTTCTGGTGAGTTTGCTGACAACGTAACAAGTAAAAATGCGTTGCTGGCCATGCTTGAAAAGAAGGGTGCGATTAATCGTCTGGCCGGTGGCCGCACGATTGTAAAAGAGCTTGATTATGCCGAAAACGGCACATTCAAGTACTACTCTGGCTATGAAACCCTTGACGTATCTGCCTCGGAAGTTCTTTCCGCTGCTGAATACAACTGGCGTCAGGCCGCTGTAGCAGTAACCATCTCTGGCCTTGAAATGCGCCAGAACGCTGGTAGCTTCGGTGTTGTGAATCTGCTCGATGCGCGTATCAAGAACGCGATGCGTACCATGAGCAACAAGATCTCCGAAGGTATCTACTCTGATGGTACAGGCACCAGTGGAAAGCAGATTGATGGTTTGAAGGCTATTGTTGCCGACAGCCCGTCAACCGGCATTGTTGGTGGCATTAACGCTGCCAACTTCAGCTTCTGGCGTAACTATGCCAACTCTGCCGCCACCAGCGCAGGCAACATACTGAGCCGCATGAATACTGCATATAACAGTATCACTCGTGGCGCTGATCAGCCTGACATCATTGTGGCAGACACCACTTTCTTCGGTCATTTCGAGGACTCGTTGCAGGCCAATCAGCGCTTCACCGATTCCAAGATGGCTGAGGCTGGTTTCATCACGTACCGCTATAAGGGTTCGGATGTGGTTCTTGACGATGCCGTTGGCATCTCCACTACCCACAGCCGCATGTACCTTCTGAATACCGATTACCTGTTTTCCGATGTTCATCAGGATGCGTATTTTACGCCTCTCGAAGGTATGCGCCCCGTTAACCAAGACGCTATGGTATTCCCGATTATCTTCCAAGGCAATTTGACTTGCAGTAATCGTGAACTCCAAGCCGTCCTTACAGTGTAAGAAAGGAAAGACTATGCCACACGCTACTTCTGGTCTGATTGGTGCAGACTTTTCCAAGGTTTACGATACCGCCGAATTTGAATTAGGCACCACCGTTCTTGCGACTAATGGTCAGGAATGGATGTTTGTCGAAGCAAACGGCGCAATTACGCAGTACGACACGATTGCTATTGACGAGGATAACCTTGCGGTTGCTATCACAGCAACGCTTGCTAACGATGGCCATACTATTGGCTTTTCGCAGCTCGCGCTGGCTGATGGTGAATTCGCTTGGGTTCCCCTTCGTGCAAATGGCAACATTAATATCCGTGTTGCTGCAAGCTGTGCAAAAGACGTACAGCTCTACACTACCGCTACGGCGGGCGTTCTGGATGATACGGCCACCTCTACGGCAGTCCTCATTCGTGGCGTCACGCTTGTCACGCTTAACGCTACCGCGTCTCTCAACACTGTTGAGGCACGCGCAACGTATCCGAGTGGGACGGCAACTCCTTAATCCTAAACTGCGGGGGGCTTCGGCTCCCCGCTTCCTTTTTTATGATATTAGTAACGGGCATTACTTCTGGACTTGGCAAATACCTCCACAACCGCCTCGGCTGTGACGGCTGGAAGCGTGGCGACTCTATACCAAAAAAGCATTATTCAAACATCATCCATTGCGCGCACAGCAAGCATCCCCATGAAAATGACGACATGCTCCGCAGCCTATTTTCCATACCATGCGACAAGTTCACCTATATTTCATCGCTGGATGTTTATAACGCTTTCCATCTTGGGCATACGGGTTATGCTATGACAAAGTTGCGTTGTGAGCAGTTTGTCCGTCAGTCGTATGGCAAACACTTGATATTAAGGCTTGGCGGCCTGATTGGAAGGGATGCCAGACCAAATACATTGACAAGGGCTATCAGCGGAAATAAGGTTACGGTAACGCCTGACAGCACTTTTGGTTATATCCAGCATGAATCAGTAGTGGGGTATCTATCTGGGGAGGGCACGGTTAATGTTTCTGGCAATGCAATGGTAATAAGGGACATATTGGAAGAGCTTGGGATTGCAGCCCCCGAATATGGGGAGTTTCCTTATCATACTCCTTATGTGCAGCCTACCCACGATACGTTAGAAGAAATAAGGGAGTTTATTCGTGATTCTATTGCCGACCAAGGGTAGGCGTTCCAGCCTAGAGCGCTATATAGATTCCTGCCGTGAATGCGGTGTCACGGAACCTCACGTAATCATTATAGAGACTGACGATAACAGCTACAACGGCATAGAGCTGCCGTTTGGATGGAGGCTAAGGGTATATGAGGGTGGCAAGGGAGCATGTTCTCATTACAACAAGGTGTTTGAAGAGTTCCCTAATGAAGAATACTATGGATTTATGGCGGATGATGTCGTGCCAGAAACGTATCAATGGGACAGAGAGTTAATAGATGCGTGCCTGCCTGATAAAGTAGCATATGGTGATGATGGCATAGACCATACATCACATTGCCCTGATAGGTATTTTCCTACACATTGCTTTATTGGCGGCGATTTGGCCAGAAAATGGGGGTTTGTAGTTCCTTTGGGCGCAGATCATCAAGGTGCAGATCAATGGTGGTATGAGGCGGGTGAGCAGATTGTTTTGCCACACGTTAAGCTGACGCACCATCATTACAGCGTTGGTAAATCATCTATGGATAAGACCTATCAGGACAGACCAAGTGGCGCAGAAGAAAAGCTAAAATATCTCGCATTTAGAGACAAGTATAAACATTTACTCGTTCCAAAACTAAACGTTGTGTGCGTAAAATGGGGAACAAAATACGGTGCTGAATATGTCAATAATTTGGCAGCAATGGTTGCCCGCAACCTTTCGGTGGCACATAAATTTATATGCTATACTGATGACGCGACAGGCCTGGTTCTCGGCGTGGTGGTTAAGGGGCTTCCGGGCAATGTAACCGGATGGTGGAACAAACTTTACCCGTTCCTTAACGAAAAGGACAGGTGCCTTTATATTGACTTGGATACGGTTATCACCGGAAATCTTGATAAGATGGCCGCCTATAGCGGACCATTTGCTTGCTTGCGGGATTTCCTGCGTACAGATGGCTTAGGTTCAGGCGTGATGATGTGGAATGGCGACCATTCCGATATATGGTTTAAGTGGCTTCAGGCGGGCAAGCCTGAGAAAATATCGGGTAGCGATACGATAGGCGATCAGGCATGGATTGAGCGTATGCGCCCAAAGGCAGATAGGATTCAAGACATGCACGCGGTTTATAGCTATAAACTACATTGTCGTGGATGGCCTCCTGCCGGTGCAAAAATGGTATGTTTTCACGGGAAGCCGCGCCCGCACGAGGTAACAAGGGGGTGGGTGGGGCTGTTCTGGAATGCCTCAGCGGTTGCAGAACCAGTATTTGATCCGAGCTTGCAATCCGTAAATACCAAAGACGCCGAACTGATTAAAAACACCATGCACAATCTAGGACTTGGCCTAAAAGAGATAAAGAACAGCAAGGACAGGGAAAGCGCGGCGGTTATTGTTGGCGGTGCGCCATCGCTTGAGCAAACCTATAAAGAGATACCCGGCTTGGGGGATGTATTTGCCCTTAACAACACCGCAAAGTGGCTTATGGATAGGAATATAACGCCACAATATCAGGTCATAATGGATGCACGCGAGGAGAATGCAGCGTTTGTTGACAGACCTAATAAGCGGACAACCTATCTTATGGCATCATGCGTACATCCAAAGGTTACTGAAAACCTGAAAAACTATGACACATGGTTATGGCACCCCGATATGTCCGGCCTTACAGATCATTTGTTAAATGATTCTTTTCTTGTGGGGGGTGGCACAACGGTGCTTCTAACCACAATTACGCTGTCCTATGCTATAGGTTACAGGAAGTTTCACATATTCGGCGCTGACAGTTCGGTGCTTGCGGACAGGCACCATGCCTATGAACAGACCCTAAACGACGGCAAGGAACAGGTAGGGGTTATCGTGCGCGGGCGTAAGTTTATGTCTGAGTGGTGGATGATAAAGCAGGTCAAGCAGATGCAGGATTTACTTACACGGTTGCCGGATGCGGAGGTCTATTTCTATGGCGATGGGTTAATGCAGTGGGTAATGAATGAACGTTAGCAAGGAGCTTTTAAGAAACAATATCCTCTCTGCCAGCAGGCTTAATATACCTTGGCTTTGCGAGGATATGTGCATATTTAAGGGCAAGGTGGCAATTGTGGGGGGCGCGCCAAGTATAGCCAACTATCTGGATGATCTGCGCGGGTTTGATGGCATGATATTGGCCACCAATGGCGCGCATGAATATCTACTTGATAATGGCATTATGCCAGACATCTTTTTCCAGCTAGACGCGCGAATATGCAATGATTTTGTAAAGACCAGAATGGCCGATTGCGTGTACATGATGGCATCGCAGTGCCACCCAAAAAGCATAGAGAGGTGTCAACCTGACAGTATTGTGCATGTGGAAATAGGGGATTTCCCATATAAAAGCGTTAACAATATAGCCAAGCGTCAGAAGATTGATAACTTTCTATACATATCAGGCAAGGGAACTGTGGGCATGACCTCGATACCGCTTGCATATACCTTGGGCTTTGATGATTTATACCTTTATGGCATGGACAGCAGCATAGGCGAGGCACATCACGCCTATGAGCAGTAACAAAATGACAATGATAGAACAATAGTTTATTCTCTTGGTGAGCAGAAGTTCATAACGACGCCGGAGATGCTTAACCAAATGTATAACTTTGAGCGCATCCTGCCCCTGCTTGGTGATTGCAGGGTTCATTTGCGTTCTGATGGACTAATTAAGGCATACTACAACATAGAAAGGGCAAACAATGAGTCTTAAAGATGAGGCAGCACGTATCTGCCGTGAATTAGAGAACCCTTCGGGGTCTGGTTATGTGGTCATATTTAAAGATTTACCTTGGTATAACCCGGATACCAAGAAAACCGAGATGCGCTGCTACATTGAGAAGCATATAGACCGCTTGTCAAAACCCATTAATATTGCCCGTCAGGAGCATTTTGACCAGTACCAAAAACAATATCAAGCATATCTGAACATGCGCCGTGAGCGCGCAGCAGGCCGCTCCCTGCAATTGCTTCCAGATATTAGCCCGGCTGATATTGAGAATTGTGAATTGCATGGTATCTACACTATAGAAAAGTTGGCTGAAGCTCCAGATAGTGCTATTATGCTGATTAGCGACAAGACGCTGCGCTCCAAGGCTGTTTCCTTTCTTAAAGGGGAGTCCGAGAAAGATTTAGAGATTGAAAGGCTAAAAAAACAGTTAGAGGAATTGAGGCATGACGGTTCTAACAATGATACAGGACATAGCGGACGAAACGCAACTGTTCGAGGTTCCAACAAGCGTAATAAGCAACAGCAACAAGGAAGCACGCCAAGCGCTCAGCTTTCTGAAAACAGTTAGCGAGGAGATTCTTCGTCAACATGACTGGGAGGCCCAGACAAGGGAGCAGACATTTACAACGGATGGCTCTGGCTCATACGCTTTCAGCACCATTATAACCGGTGGCGATTACAAGCGCCCAAAGACAGAAACAGAGTGGGACAGGACAAACCAGAAGAAGGTTGTTATTGTGACCGCTTCGCAATGGCAGGAGCTGAAAAGCGGCATTATCAGCGACACCGGTATTTTCCGTTATGGCAGGGCGCGCGGCGGAAACCTTCTTTTAACGCCAGATGCCTCCGGTGATACGCTTGTTCTTGAGTATATATCCAGCTATTACGCAAAATCCAGCGGCGGCACGCGCAAAGCCACCTATACTGCTGATGACGATACCAGTTATTTTAATGAAGATTTATTAAAACTCGGCCTCAAATACTACCTAAAGTCTGAATATGGCCTTCCAACTGAGGAGGATGCACTGCGTTATTATGACGCTATGGATGAGCTTATAGCTCAGGAGAAACCGGCAAAGGTTATACGTTCTGGCCCGCGCACATCTAGGTTTGTAATCAATATACCAGACAGCGGGATAGGTCAATAATGGCGAGGCCGGTCCAGAGAGTTCCAAGAAGATCAAAGGCGCAATTCGCAAGGCGCACATCGAAAGTAGTGGACATACCGGCTCCTGCGGGTGGAAAGAATAGCCGTGACTCTCTTGGCTTGATGCCCATCACGGACGCCGTAGAGTTGGTTAACTGGCTGCCTACGTCTGCTGGCTTGCGTAGTCGCAGAGGCTCAACACCACAGACATCATATGACACACAGGTAGAAACCTGTATATCTTATGTAAGCGGCTCAACAAAAACGCTCATTACAGCCGAGGGTGGGGAGCTTTTCACGGATGACGGAGCCGGTACTGCGGCAAGTTTAGGTAGTGGATTTTCTAATGACCGATGGTTTGCGGCAAAGATTGCGGCTAACATGGTATTGGTTAACGGTGCTGATGCACCCCGTAATTTTGATGGCTCAAGCCTAAGCGCTCCATCTATTAGTGGTGATCTTGCGACCTATGGCGAAGAAAACATTGACGGTATCAAGCTGCACAGAAATCGTCTTTATATGTGGAATTCAGGATATGGTAACTTTTTTTATGGCGGGGTTAACGCTGTATCCGGCGCATTTGCCGAATTTAATCTGAACCGGGTGAGTGACACAGGCGGCAACATACTTGAAGTCAGAACCATATCAAGGGATGCTGGCAATGGACCGGATGATTATGCGGCTTTCATACTAGATACCGGGGAAATAATCATATATCAAGGGTCTGACCCCGGTGACGCCACCAATTGGTCGCTTGTGGGTAAATATATGGCACCACCACTCATAGCAAAGGGCTGCGCCCATGAGTTTGGGGGTGATGTTCTCATTCTGACGCGCGTTGATCTGCTTAAGCTATCAGACGTAATAAGATACAGCTCGGAGGCCGGAGGCTTTAATATAGCCCCATCAAAACTTACTGGTGATATTAAAAGCGATTATACCACTTACGGCACAAACTATGGTTGGCAAGTAACCACGCACCCCTCTGGCGGCTGGATAGTAATTAATGTGCCAGAGGTTTCTGGTTCTGATTATCATCAATACATTGTTGATACAGTAACGGGTGGGTATACTAAGTTTACCGGGTGGGATGCCTCGCAGTTTGTATCTCATAATGGCAATCTTTATTTTGGCGGTGCAACTGATCTATGGCAGGCTGACACAGGCAGAGATGATAACGGTGCTGACATTGAGTTGATAGCACAGCCTGCCTTTAATAACTTAGGAATATCAAATAAGAAAAAGGTAAGCAATGCGCGCCTGTATGTTGAAAGTGAGGGGAGTATTAATGCTGACATGCAGATTGCCTACGATTATGGCGCACCAGCATTTCAGGGTACGCAGTCAAGCCAGACGGACGGCGCAGAATGGGATGCGGCAGAATGGGACACAGCGGAATGGGCTGGCGTAAGCTCACGATTGATTAATTTCGTGACTTCTGGAGTGGGTCTGTATGTATCAATTCAGCTTAAGGCCAGCTTAAATGGTCAGGAATTGATTTGGTATCAGACCACGTATAATTTTGATGTTGCAGCGGCTTATTAGAGACGACATAAGGGCTGGAGCATTCCTCAACAGGAGGATAAGGTGCCCTACTGACTACAAGCAGGAGGAGTGCTACTATATGGGAGACCCCATCATATTAGCCTTTAGTTTTCATGACCGCAGGAAGATGTCTCATGGGTGGTTAGCTGATTTTTCTATAGCGACTGGAGATAATTTCACATTTTCTAAGCGTGTTTTCAGGGAAGTGCTTGCGCTTTTCTTCGAGAATAAGTATTATAACAATAATATAAGGCTTCAAGCCCTCATTTCTCCAGAAAATGAGCAAGCTCTCCGCCTTGCACGACTCGCGGGTTTCACTAAAGAAGGCCGATTACGTCAAGTTGCAAGTGACGGCGACAGAATCCTGTTTTCAATGTTAAAAACAGAATTTGAGCGGATTTATGGGCGGAATATTCAGCAAACCTAAAGTACCGGCAGCACCAGACCCAGCAGCTACAGCGCAGGCGCAGGCAGAGGCCAATCGTGTCACTCAATTTACACCGAGCGGCAATCTGCTTTACGGCACGGTTGGCGCAGGCGGTCAGTTTGTCCCAGCTAATGGTACGGGGCAGACTGCGTTACAGGTGCAGGAAACCCCATTTCAGGAATCCCTACGGGGTCTTGGTGAGAGTGAGATATTAAACCTTGCACAGCAGTTACAGGGAACCACACTTGGCGACGTCCGTACCGCCTCCAGCATTGAGGGGATGAGTCTTCCCGGACTACAGACAGATTTTGCAACCGAGACGCAGCGCCTTGAGGATTCCACATTTCAGGCAGCAACACAAAGATTACAGCCTCAGTTTGACAGGCAGAGGGCGCAGCTAGAGCAGCGCCTTGCCGATCAGGGGCTACCTATCGGTTCAGATGCCTATGAGCAGGAACTTAGCCGCATGGAAGAATCACAGAATGAACAGCTATCCCGTCTTTCGCTTGATGCCGTTGCCCAAGGCAGAGCGGAGCAGGATAGGCTTGCGCGCCTAAGCGCAGCCTTAAGGGGTCAGGCTCTTAACGAGCAATTCGGCCTCAGCTCGCTTGAGCAGCAAGCAAGACAGCAGAGCTTTGGAGAGCTTGGCTCCCTTTTGGGCTTTAATACGCCGTTTTCACAGCAAAGCACACCATTCATCGATGTTGCTGGCATTGCCCAGAGTGGGTATCAAGGGCAGCTTGCACAGTCACAGGCACAGCAACAGGCGGCGCAGCAGCAGGCATCCAATATTGCAGGAGTGGGTCAATTAGCGGCTTTTGCCTTTTCCGACATAAGGCTTAAGGAAAACGTTAAATTAGTTAAATCAGGCGCTGGCTACAATCTTTATGAATTTAACTATATTGGCGACTCGCAGCGTTATCGCGGGGTAATGGCGCACGAAATTGAATCCATTTTACCAGAAGCTGTGACAGAAATTGACGGTTACAAGGCCGTTAACTATGCAATGCTTGGGGAAAAGATGGAGGCCGTATGCCAATAGGTTCCCAGTATGTAGGGCAGGCATTTCAGGGCGCTGGTATGCCTCAATTTACGCAGCAGCAGGGCGGCATGGGTGGGCTGCTTGGATTAACGCAGCCGCAATTTAATTTTGGCGGTGGCGGATTAGAGCAGGGTTTTTTAGGTCGTGCTATCGGGCGTGGTTTTGGCTCATTGTTTGGCAATGCCTCTGGGCAGGTTGATCTGGGTGGCGGTAATTTCTTCAAGTCTGGTCAAGGCTTCACACAAAGGGCGCAAGGCCCTGCATTTCAGGGGCAATTCCCTACAGCGCAGGGGTTTGATTTTGGCAACTTCTTAGGTTCATTGTTTGGTTAATATGGTTGATTTAAATCTTATAAACGCTCTCCAGCAGGGCAATCAGGCTCCAAACTTCAGGGAGGCGGCAAGGCAGAAGCAGATAGCCAATATGCTGCTTGGCAGTGCGGCAAAGACAAACAGCCCGCTTATTGCTGCTTTAACTGGGTTCTTTGGTACTCAGGCGGGCATGAATGCAGCAGAGCAAACGGGCGCATTGCAGCAGCAGTTATTTGAATCTGAACAAGCTAGAAAAGCCCGTGAGGAGGAAAGGGCAAATAAAAAGTTAGCCCTTACGGAAAAGGAATTAGGGTTTAATAGAGATATAGCACTTAAGCAGTTAGCTCAAAAGGATAAAGAGCTTGGATTAACGGCAGGCAAGATTAATGCTGAAATCAACAAACTAAACCGCGAAGCAGCATCGCTTGGAGCTTTAGACCCTGAAAAGAAGCTGAAGTTTGAGAATGACTTGCGCGATGACTATCTTAAACAGTCTGATGACTTCACAAAGCAGCGCGATGCTTATGGCCGCATTCAGGCGTCTGCCTCTGAACCTAGCGCAGCTGGCGATTTGGCGCTTATCTTTAACTATATGAAGATTCTTGACCCCGGAAGCACTGTGAGGGAGGGTGAGTTTGCTAACGCCCAAAATGCTGGTGGTATACCTGACAGGATACGCGCAACATTTAACAAAATCCAAAGAGGTGAGCGCTTATCTCAGGCACAAAGGGATGACTTCCTCAAGCAGTCCGGTCTTATATATGAGAAGTCTGCCCAGCAGCAAAATAAAACCCGCGATATATTCTCAACATTGGCGCAGAAGGCTGGTGTCGACCCATCTACTGTTGCCATTGACCTTGGGGTTGTCGGGGCGCAAAAACGCGAGTTCTCCACAGTTGAAGAAGCCGAGAAAGCCAACCTTCCTAAGGGAACAGAGATTGTTATTAACGGACGCAGGGCAATTGTAGAGTAATGGCAATACGCTTTATAGATGAACCAAAGGGCAATATTAAGTTTGTTGATGCACCAACTGAAATCAGCACACCTCAAGCAGCACTGGAAGCGGCCACAAGAGGTGGCTCTGTTGGCATGTCTGATGTGTTAATCCCGGCTATTGGCGCTGGCATGGCTAAAATGTTCGGCGGTGACGCTACCAAAGATATGAGCTTTGAAGAATTGTTTACCCAAGCCCAAGGCGATGTATCAGGGCGCAGGCAGCAGTTTTCAGAACAAAACCCTATTATGGCTCCTGCGCTGGAAATAGGTGCGTCTATACCAACGGGGGGCGCTTTAATGAAGGGCGCACAGGCCGCTGGCCTTGGCGCTAAGGCAGCTCTATCAGGAACAGCAGCCGTAGAGGGGTTCGGCCTTGCCGAGGGTGATGTGCAGCAAAAAGCAGAGCAAGCCGCACTAAGCGCAGTAATGGCTCCGGCAGTTGCCAAGGTATTTGAGAAGGCTGCTCCGGCGACAATCAGAGCCGTGCGTAAATTTTCGGAGGGCGTGACAAACCCAGTTAAGACAATTCTAGGCGGCACATTCAATGCCAATCCTATCGCTGCACGCGAATTTATGCGCGAGGGCGTTCCAATATCTACCCTTGCCATATCAGATAATCCGACAATCGGGCGCATGGGAAGCATCCTAAGGGGAACCTTTGGTTCCACCAATGTGATTGAGCGCAATACAAACCAGACGTTAGAGGCGCTTACCAAAAGGATTAACGAAAAGGCGTTTTCTGCGGGGCGTGAGATAACCTCGCAAGAAGCCGGGTCCACCATCCAAAAGGGCATCCAAAACTATGTTGACCGTTTTCAAAGCGTATCATCAAAACTCTATGGTAGGGTCGGTAAGTTTATTGGCGATTCTGATGTGTCTGCACTAAATAACATCAGGCGCTTTGTGAATACCGAGGTGCAGAACCTACAGCAGACCCCAAACCTCCAAAGCAAGATACTAAAGAATAAAGCAATGGTTGAGGCGATTAACGCAATGGAGGATGCTGGACAGAGCGGCCTTCCTTATTCTGCCCTGCGCCGATACCGTACCGAAGTAGGCTCATTGATAAAACAGAGTGTCATCTCAGGCGAAGATAACGCCCTTGCAAAACGGGTCTATGCCGCACTCACGGACGACATGCAGGACTTGGCAAAGTCCAAAGGACCGCAGGCCCTAAGGGCGTTTAATAACGCTAATGCATTTTACAAGGCTGGCTTAGAGAACATAGAAAAGCGCCTAGGTAAATATATCGGGACAAATGCAGACCCCGGACAGCTTCTTAATTCTGTACGTGCATCTACTAAGAACAGCGATTTTAAGCTGAAGGCCATCATGAAAGCCATGCCGCAGGATGACAGGCCTATAATACGAGATGCTATTCTACAAAAAATCGGTGTGAATAGTCAGGGAGATTTTTCCACTGCTCTTTTCTTCAGGGACTATAACAACATAAGCAAAGAAGCAAAGTCTGTTTTATTTGGCAATACGGATGCCGGTTTTAGGCAATCCCTAGACCGCCTAGCAAATATCAGCAAGCGCCTTACCGATTTAGGTCGCTTTGCCAATACCAGCAGGACGGCGGATAATCTGGGAAATATAGGGCTTTTGGCCATAGGTGCCATTGAGCCGACAACGGCGATACAGGCGGGTGTCAGTGCGAATCTTGGCGCAAGGCTTTTGACCAATAGGGGTTTTGCGAAAGTATTGGCAAGGCACGCGCAGAAACCTATAACACAAAATGCAATGTCGCGCCTTATGTCTGACTTGGAAAGATTGGCGATTTCCAATCCGGCGTTCGAGAACGACATTGCCGCATATATTGGTTTAATTGGTGCAAATTCTGCTGCTTTGGCTGGGGGTGAATAATGATTATATTATCTATAGTATTTGTAATAGTGGCATTTTGCTGGATTGAGGGAGCTGCATAATGGCTGGCTGGAATGGAAGCGGCACATTTACCCGCACATATAACTGGACTGACGATAAGACCAATGGCATAAAAATCACGTCTGTCCGACACGATCAGAATGATACAGATTTTGTTAATGGCATTAATGCGTGTCTAACTAAAGACGGGCAAAATTCGCCTACTGCCAATCTTCCTATGGCAACCTATCGCCATACAGGAGTTGGTGAGGCGACTGCTCGTACTGATTACGCCAGATTTTCACAAGTTCAGGACGGTAAGGCCAATTGGGTTGACGGCGGCGGCACAGCAGACGCTATCACGGCAACGTATGCCATACCTGTTACGGCTTTGGTGGATGGTCAGGAGTTCTTTGTCAGGGCAACTGCTGCAAACGCGACCACAACCCCTACGTTCAATCCTAGCGCATTGGGTGCGCTTACCATAACAAAGAATGGTGGCTCTGCACTGGCTGTTGGTGATATTGCAGGCGACGGGTATGAAATGCATATCCGCTATCGCCTAGCTGATACTCAATATGAATTGTTGAATCCAGCCACGCCTTCTCTAACCGCACCATTCTCTGACGCAACAGCTATTGTAAAAGGTTCCGCTGATGCAACTAAACTGGCAAGATTTGAAGTTGACGGCCTAACCACAGCTACAACTCGTGTATTAACTGTACCAGATAAAGACATTACTATTGCTGGTACGGATGACATCAAAGTCCCAACCCGTCAGATATTAACATCTGGCACGGCTGCTACTTACACAACGGCAACAGGCGCACGCAAAATCATTGTCAAAATGCGGGCTGGCGATGGCGGCGGCGGCGGCACAGGGTCATCAGGAGCAGGCGCGGGTGGTAATGGCGGCAACTCCATCTTTAATTCCGTTGAGGCTGATGGCGGAACGGGCGGCAGTGCATCTAACGGTACAGCCGGTGGGGCAGGTGGTGCGGGTGGTTCATCCGGCACAGGTACGGCAACGCTAAGAATTAATGGCACAGATGGCTGTCGCGGCCTTGTAGTCAATACATCTTATGCACCAGCAGCAGAAGGTCAGGGCGGGGTAAACCCGCTTGGTGGCAAGGGCGGCAAGGGTGGAGTATCTAACGGTACTGGAATAGGAAATGGCG